GGAAGTGCTTTCTAAAGTTGCAGAAGCACATCCTGAAAGTGTGGTGGGTGATCGTTATGGTAGAAAGACAATCAAAAGTGTTAAGACAAGAGAGATTGTCAACAAGTATTACCAAAAATCAAAGAAAGGGTGACGCAAGACTTTTGACATGATAACAATCCGAGAAGGGAGCGCCTATGTCAAAGAGTTCGATGCAAAAGAAAGTTCAGTTACTAAAAGCAAAGTTTGATGGAGAGTTACCCGATGATGATCCTTGGAGTGCTGAAAACATTGCAAAGAACCGAGAGAAATGGTTAAAACAAAACAAGCCTTGGGTTTTAGAAGGTATGGATTGTTATGAATATTATTTGAAGTATATTAAACCTCTACAGGAGAAAGAAGCTGCATAATGTATTTTCATCATGAGCATCTAGATGGTTTAGATTGCACACTTGAACAGATCAACGAAGAAACGGGTAGACGCTACAGAACGCCAGGAGGGAATGTCTACCCGTCCATCACTACAGTTCTAGGATCAATAAAAAATGTTGAACTAGATGCTTGGCGTGAAAGAGTCGGAAACGAATACGCTAATGAAGTTTCACGCAAAGCTTCTGGTCGTGGTACAAGAGTTCACAATACGATTGAAAAATATCTGAAGAATGAATTAACAGATATGGACATTCGTCGTATGATGCCAGACTTGAAGGATATGTTTCGAAAGATTCGTCCCTTTATAGATAATCATATTGGTACGATCTATGGAGTAGAAAAAAAATTATATAGTGACAGATTAAGAATTGCTGGTACTTGTGATTGTATTGCGGAGTGGGATGGTGTCATTTCGATAATTGACTGGAAAACAAGTAATTATCAAAAAGACAAGTATCAAATTGACAACTACTTTATGCAAGTTGCAGGGTATGCGGACATGGTGTATGAGAGGGTCAATATCCCTATCCAGAGGGTCGTGGTGGCGATAAACGTAGAGCATGAAGGGTCACAAGTGTACGTGGAGGAGAAAGATAATTATCTTGCCAAATTGGAAACTTGCATAAATGACTACTACTTGACAAATTAAAAACGGTATGATACAATGGAACTACATAAAAGAACAATAGCAAGAGCAGTCGTTTGGCGAATAATTGCTACACTAGTTACTGCAATATGGGCAGGTTGGTCTGGTGCTATACTAGCTAATATTGTACTGACAGTATTACATTATGTTCACGAAAGAGTTTGGTTAAAGATTGAATGGGGTCGTGAATGATTGTTTGTGTTTGCAGAAACATTAAAGAATCTGATTTTGAAACAAAAGAACAAATGATCGAACGTGTTATGCAGTGCGATCATAATTGTGGACAGTGCCAAGAGTATTGTCAGCAATTAAAAGAATTGTTGTATGAAGTTGAATGAAAGGTGTTCTGGACGTGGGTTCGACTCCCACCTGGTCCACCAGAAACACATTATGGAGTTACCCGCTACACTACTAAAGGATCGCAACCTGTAGTAATATACAACGTGTGGTAGTGTGTTTCTGATGGGCCAGACATGGCTTCGACAGGGCAATGAGTAAGGATATGGACAACACGGTAGGCGATGACCGTAAATCAAGCAAATTTATAAATGCAAATGACGCATTTTATGGTGAGGATCGCCTAGCAGCGTAACTCACTTGGGGTTTGAGGGGGTGTACCTTATTACCAAAACACTCCCACCATTTATTATTGAACAGGTGACAAAATGCCTTTCGTTATTGAACAAAAAGCAGTTGAACCAACATATACTGAGCAGGGATCGGGTGATCCATCAACAGTAACATTAATCGTTTTTATTTTTTTGATCTATTTTTTCCGTAACATAATTTTTGCAGCATTTAAATTTGGTTTAATTGCTGTGCTTGGTTTTTCTTTTTTATACTTTTTAAAATGAAGATATATCTTTCTAATTATCGTGACCATTGGATTTCTCCATATACTATACTGGAAAAAGTTTTCTTTTGGCGTGAGATTGATTATGATGAACCGATCATCGAAAAACTTTCTGACATACTAGAACCAATTAGTGTAGCACTTAAAAAGTTTCTTGATTTTGTTCATCCACGAATCAGTTATGTTAAGATTGATCGATATGATACATGGTCAATGGATTCAACATTGGCACCTATTATTCTTCCAATGTTGAAACAACTTAAATCAACTAAACACGGTTCTCCTCATGTTGATCTTGAAGATGTTCCAGAACATATGCGAACAACTACAACTGAAGATTGGGATCCGCAACTTACATTTGATTTTTATAAAGAAGATCCGAATGTTGGTGAACCACATTTTGGTGAGTACGCTAATATACATGATCGTTGGAATTATGTTTTGAATGAAATGATTTTTGCATTCGAACACCTTGTTGATGACTCATGGGAAAATGAATATAGTTCTGGTAAAATTGATTTTAAGTTTGTTCCATGTCCTGATAATCCAAAATTATCCACGATGGAAAATGGTCCTAATCACACATACGTATGTGATTATGATGGTTTGAAAAAAGTGTATGATCGTATGGATAATGGATTCCGTCTGTTTGGTAAATATTACCGTGGATTGTGGGATTAAAAGATACTAAATAAAAGACTGGCACCCACACACACAATCGCCAGTAATACACACACAGGAGAAATTATGAGCAATCTTACCCCATTCGAGATCCGTCTCGAACTTTTAAAAATGGCCAAAGAACTTTTACTGGAGGATTATCAATCCAGTAAAGAACGGCTAGTCAATGAATGGCAAGTGAAGGTAGAGTCCGCTAAACTAAACGGACAAGCGATACCAGATCACCCAGCCTTTCCAACATATCCCTCAGAAACAGATATCATCAATAAGGCAGCTGCCTTGAATGGTTTCGTTTCGAATATTACAGCAGAAAAGACACAGAGCAAAAAGTCTGCCTGATCGGGACAAGAGGTGCTTATGCACCTCCCTAACTTATAAGGAGAAAATATGCGAAACACACTCGTTTCAAATTTTTTTATTTTAACAATCTTTGCAATCGTATTGAGTTTAGTCGGAATATTTGTTTTAGATAGAAAACCAGTTCAGATTGTATCACTAGAAGGTGCAGATATAAAACTGCATCACCTAACTTCTGACGCAAAGCGTGAAATCGCTTGTCTTGCAGAAAACATTTACTTTGAGGCAGCTCATGAACCTGAAGTGGGACAATTAGCTGTCGCATTCGTAACCATGAATAGAGTAAACAGTGGCAAATTTGCCGATACTATTTGTGGTGTAGTGAAACAAAAGATTGGAAGCACTTGTCAGTTTTCTTGGTGGTGTGAAACGAAACCGTACACAATGTCAACCAATCAAGTCTTGACAAAAACTAACAATCAGTTGTATAATAGAATTCAAGATATGGCAGTAAACTTTTATTTGAATCATGAACGAATGAAGGATCCATCTAAAGGAGCTTTGTATTATCATGCAGATTATGTTAACCCTGGCTGGAAACTGCCAAAAAATATTCAAATCGGTAGGCACATTTTTTACGGAGAAAAGAATGGAAGAAGGTATCTCTAATAAACAGAACACGGTATTGATAGTATGTCTGACTTTGGTCTTACTTACTTTTATATTCTCGTTGGTTTATTATTCAATTTCTGACAGAAAACTAATGGCGACAAATATTGAAGCCGCAATTGCAAAAGGTATCGATCCATTAGCAGTTCGTTGTTCATATGCAAAAGGAGATGACAATATCTGTGTAGCATATGCAATATCGAACAAATCAATTGACGCACCAAGACGATAAATCAAAAGGAGTATATTATGGCAGTACAACAATTGAGTATAAACTCGTTGAGTAATCCAGCAGACCAGAAGAAACTTCTTTCTCTGTTAAAGACTTGTTCAGATTCACTGACACGTATGGAAGCAGAGAAAGAACTAATCAAGGCAGAGATCGCTGAAATTTCTGAACAACTTGAAATTCCAAAACGTTTGCTTAATAAACTGGTTCGTGTTTATCACAAACAGAACTATGATGAAGAAGTAACAACCAATGAACAATTTGTCCAACTTTATGAAACGGTGGTGAAATAATGTCTAGATTTACATTTACAAACGACAATGATTTTGACAATACACATGTCAATTATTCTTTCGATGCGGAAAGCATTCATGATGTTTTCGATCACATGAAATACTTTTTGAGAGCTTGTGGATACGAAGCTGCTGGTGATATTGGTTTGTTTCCAGACGTTACTGAAAGTTATGATGAATCTGAATATCAAAAGGATCATGCATTCGACAATATTCCAAATAACAGTTGGCCGTTTGGCGAATCAAAACCATCTACAAGTATGCCAAAACATTCTGAACATGAACATGGATGGTATGAGTGGAACAATAGTTATTCTTTGACCAGTGCTAGCATACCAGCATTGACTACGTTTGATTTGTCGTCAATGACTGTAACTGATTTGTCTACGTTGACAACTAAATCTTGGAGTGATTGGTCACAACCAACCATGGCACCACTGACTACTGAACAAATTAAATCTTGGTCTATGGAAATGCCAGGCACTCTTGGTTCTGCAAAAGTTAAATTCTGATGCCAACTAAAGACGAAATGATGAAGTTTGCTCGTGCAATCGATGAACTGGTTGCACGAACAGACTACAATTACATAGAAGCGATTGTTGAACATTGTAAACAAACTGGACTTGAAATAGAAGTTGCTGCGACACTTATCAATCAAAATTTGAAAGCAAAGATTGAGAGTGATGCGATGGACTTGAATCTATTACCCAAGACCAATAAATTACCTATATGATTACTGCTTATGAAACCTTTCAACTCTATAACGCATTAAAATTACACTTTACTGGAAATTATGATTTCTTTAAGTATAATGGTAAGAGTAATGTG